CAGCTCATGGGCCAGCGGTTCCTGATCGGGGAGCTGAAGGACAAGCTGGTGAACGTGGCCACCGAGATCGCCACCACCCAGGTGATCGAGACAAGCAACTTCAAGGACGCCGTGGCCGGCGGACTGCTCACCGCCGATCGCAAGCACGGGGATCCGTACAAGTTCTACCCGGTGGCCAAGCACATCTTCTCGATGAACGAGGTGCCGAAGATCGCCGACAAGAGCCACGGATTCCAACGCCGCCCGATCGTGATCAAGTTTGAGAAGCGCTTTGAGCCGGGAATGAAGGGCTTCGATCCGATGCTGACCAGCAAGCTGCGCGAGGAGCGCGACGGCATCTTCATGTGGATGCTCGATGGCCTGAAGACGGTGCTGAGCCTCGGCTCCCTGGCCACCCCGGACTCGGTACTGAGGGACACCGAGGACCTGCTCAAGGCCATGAACCCGCTGCTGCTGTACCTGGAGGAGTGCTGCGTGGTCGACGAGGACTGCCAGGTCAAGCCGCCGGCGCTGTACCGCGACTATACGAAGTGGTGCGATGAGGGCAACAACAGACCCCTGGCGCGCAACAACTTCTACTCCCAGGTGAAGCTGAACTGCCCCTCGATGGCATCGCGTCGACTGGGACCCGATCGGCAGCGCGTGTTCCAGGGCATCGGCCTGAAGGCGCCCGTGGTCGGAGAGGAGGGCCTGGCGCCGAAATGAGGCCACATAGCAACCATTTGACAAACGAATACAGACAGCGAGGGTTACACCATATAAATGGCCCAGGGCGCAGCCCTGGACCTTCTATGCGTCCTCTCGCGCTTCGCAAGAGCCTGTCGCCGGCACATCATCTGCGGACGATTCGCACCGCAAACCACCAGATCTGAGGAATTAGCTTATGAAGAAAGAAACGAGGGGAGGCTTTGTTGTTGCCGGCGCCAGCGCCGCCCCCGCTCTCCCCCACTCTCAAATGGTTTATGCCCAGACCTGTCGGCGACCACTTTTCAGAGAATGTGACCAATTTGCGACCAATTTCTCAACCATAGTTGGTCGCTGGATTCGTAGTAATATCAGTATGTTCTGGCCATGCGACCAATTAGACCACTTTTTACGAAAAAGATAACGTAGAGAAGTAATAAGAGAGAGAGATGGCACTCGATCGCAGCACACATATAGGGAAGTGCGAAAAAGTTGGTCTTGTTGGTCGCACGGCATCTAAGCAGCTGGGATCGTTGGTGATGTGGGCGACCAATTCAGCGCCAGAAACTGGTCACCAATTGGTCGGCCAGCATCAGAATTGGTCGCAGCAGCATAGCGGTGGGTAGCAGAGCATAGATCCAGGCCGGCGACGCTCAGAAGCACGGACATTATGCACGAGACGTCCACTCCTGGGCAGTATTTCTCGGGAGAAAAGGAGGGGGAGCGCGGCGGATTTTGACGTGTCATTGGAATTACACGGATTTGGCCGAAAATGGCGTTTACGTCTGATAATACTTCTTTATGTAAACTTTTTGAGTACCTTAAGTTAGTGAAATAATTACAAGTGTGAGAATTGGCAGAGATTATCAATGATCGAAGGCGTTATCGAGGCGTTCAATTACGCGTTTCAAGGCCTCAATTACACGATTCTGAGAGGCCACATTGACCGCGATCGCGGCGATCAACGGCAATCTGGCGAGAGGAGGTGATCGAGGATGGTACTGAACACAAGTCTGACACTGGAAGGGATCAAAGCACAAGCCCGGGTCGCGGATCGTCTGGCGGCCGTTCCGGATGCGATACGGGCCTGATTGTGGGCTGATCTCTGATTATCAAGCGATATCGCGTGTTTTCGTCGTTCTGGGATCTGATCTGAGGATGAAATCCGGAATATGGCAGGTGTCAGGCGATTACGGTGAAATAGGGGATAATAGGCGGATGGTTCAATTCACCGAGAATGAAGATTTCACGAGCTCACGATCTGCCGATATCTCCCGGATTCTGGCGTTTCCGGTAGGTCGATGATGGCGTTACGTCTGATAACGACTTATATGTCAACTTTTCGGCCTATTTCCGGTGATGTTGACAGGCGGTCTCAGGCGATTAGGAGGGATTAGCAATGACGGAATCAAAGGTCTTGATCGGGAGAAAGAGGATACTCGATTATCTCGGGATTAGCAAGGAGATGTTCTACGACCTGGAGGCCCGGTTGGATGAGATGCCGAAGCCGGCCGGATCCGGCGATGACGTGGCAGTCTTCAAGCAACAGCTGGTCGACCGACTGGAGGTCGAGGCCGAGGCCTGCAACGGCCAGAACCAGGCGACCAGGGCCGTCATGGCGGTCCAGGTCGCCGTCGAGAGTACGATCGGAGAGGAGTGACCATGCCGCTACCGGAATCGTTGTACGAGAGGCGGTTGTTTGACGTGTGGATCCGCCCGCACAGGATGGAGTGTAAGAAATGCGGCTGGTTCTTTCACCCAGGCGACTGGATCCCGATCCAGGAAGATGGCAACATCGATGAGTGCGGGACCTGGTGCTGTCCCAGGTGCCACAACGACCTTGAGCTGCTGGACAAGGTTGGAGGATAGCTATGATCTATTGCGTTTCTTCACTGCTACAGGACGACCTGGTCAGCTCTCTCTGCTTCGGAGGGTGCGGCAAGATCATCGTTGGTGCGATCGAGATACCCGACTGCGGCTTCTGGTGGCCGTGCCGGGAGGCAGCTTGCCCCCACGAGGATAAGCACTCGGATGTGATCGGGTCTGTCGATGGTGATGATGTGTGTATCAGGAAGCTGAAGGAGAACCCGTGAAACACTTCAAACCGGATGAGTTTCGGTGCCGCTGCGGCTGCGGACTGGGGATGGAGGCGATGAGCCCCTCGTTCCTCGATAAGCTGGACCTGGCACGGGAGATTGCCGGGACCGCGTTCCACCTTCGGTCAGCGGTCCGCTGTATGCCCCACAACCTGGTCGAAGGAGGGAACGAGGGTTCCGCTCATCCCAGGGGTTTTGCGGTCGACGTGGAGGCCGAGAACAGCCGGCAGCGGTACCACGTCGTCAGGGGTATGATCCAGGCCGGCATCCACCGCATCGGCGTCAACTACAAGAAGGGGTTTGTCCACGGCGACGACGACCCCACCAAGGAACCGGAGGTGATGTTTCCCTATGACTAACAGCAAAGCACTTATAGGCCGCAGGGCGATCAGCGACTTCCTTCGGATTAGCCACAACACGTTCTACAAGCTGGTGGACGAGGGGCTGCCGGTGGTCAAGCGTGGAGGGTCCTGGACGGCGCACACAGACGATCTGGAGGCTTGGTTCCGTAAACCACCACCAGCCAAGAAGGAGGAGAAGGGGCCGCGAATGAGGCGCGGGGGGATCGGCGGCTGAGACCCCTGTCAAGAGGCACCCGTGTCCTTATCTGTCCTTATTTGTCCTTTATTGTTCATATCTGTCCTTTATTGGCACCAAGCATTCCGACCCCCAAATCCCGTGGTATACCGCCCGGTAGCTGCATGAAGATTCATTCTCGATGAATGAAGATTCACACGGGAGCGCGGAATGGGCAGTGCCAACCTGATCGGTCAGTACCACCTGGAAGAGAGGATCCTCACCCTCTCTCTCAACGGCCGCACTCAGACGCAGATCTCCGAGGAGGTCTCCGCCGAGCTTCCCGACGACGTCACCGTCAGCCAGTCCACCATCAGCCGCTATCTCAAGACCGTCAAGGAACAGCGCGCCGCCCAGACCGACGCCGTGATCGGCGAGTACGTCGACCGGGAGCTGCCCGGCGATCTCAAGATCCTCGGGGATATCAAGAAGCAGTACCTGGAGTTCCAGGCCAAGATCCTGGCCGTTGCCCAGGGCGCGGTCAAGGACATCTCCAAAGATCCCTTTCTCACCTACGATCTCAGGACCCTCTTTGCCGTCAACGACCGCCTGCGGGAGCTGGTGAAGGACACGCTCAAGATCCTCGGCGTCGATGCCGACGGCGACGGCGAGAGCCGCTTCGATCCGGTGGATCTATCCAAGTACGAGAAGGACCTGGATAAGCTGAAGGAGGGAACCCATGCCGGTTGAGTTCTCCCCCATTCCAGGTGCCAACTACCGCTACGACTACCCGCAGATCTTCGCGGACATCGCCGCCGGCAAGCTCAAGCGCCGCGACACCTACCGCGACCTGGCCAAGAAGGACATCTTCTTTCTGCTCTACTTCGGCCTGGAGCGCGTGGACATCAACCACCCCTGGCTGGTGGACCGATGTCGCGATGTTGACGAGCTGTCCTCCAACACGTTGGATCTGTGGGCCCGCGAACACTACAAGTCCACGATTCTCACCTACGCAAAACCGCTCCAGGAGCTGATCAACAACCCGGAAGAGCGCATCGCCTTCTTCAGCCACACCCGCCCGATCGCCAAGGGCTTCCTGCGCCAGATCAAGGTCACCCTTGAGGGGGATTGTCCGCTCAAGCGCTGGTTCCCGGACATCTTCTGGGACAAGCCCAAGGCCCAGGCGCCCAAGTGGAGTGAGGACGACGGCCTGGTCGTCAAGCGCAAGAGCAACGCCAAGGAATCCTCCATCGAGGCCTGGGGCATGGTCGACGGGCAGCCCACCAGCAAGCACTTCACCATCCGGGTCTACGACGACACGGTCACCAAAGAGGGCGTCACCAACGTCGATATGATTATGAAAACCAAGGATGCCTACGAGCTGAGTCACTCGCTGGGTACCGACGGCGGCAAAAAGCGCGTGGTCGGCACCCACTACAGCTTTGCGGATCTGTACGTGGACCTGAAGAAGATCCCGGAATACGTCGTGCGGGTCCACCCGGCCACCGACAACGGCAAGGCCGCCGGCAACCCCGTGTTCCTGTCCCCCGAGCGCCTCCAGGAACTACGGGTCGATCAGGGCATATACGTCTTTTCCTGCCAGCAGCTGCTGGATCCGGTATCCGAGGAGAACCAGACCTTCAAGAAGAAGTGGCTGCAGACCTGGCCGGCCACTCACTTCAATCACCTGAACATCTACATCCTTGTGGACCCGGCCAACGAGAAGAAGGAGCAGAGCGACTACACGTCCATCATGGTGGTGGGGATCGGCGAGGACCGCAACTACTATGTCATCGACATGATCCGCGACAAGCTCAACCTCACCGAGCGCACCATCCGCGTGATGGCCATGCACCGGGAGTACCGACCGCTGAAGGTGGGCTACGAGCGCTACGGCAAAGACTCGGACGTCCAGCACATCAAGTACGTCCAGAAGGAGCAGAACTACCGCTTCCACATCCACGAGCTGGGCGGTCCGATGCCCAAGCCCGACCGGATCCGCAAGCTGATCCCGCTGTTTGAGAGCCGCCGGGTGTTTCTGCCGGACCGCTGCATCAAGACCAACTACGAGAACGTCACCGAGGACCTCACCCAGGTGTTCATCAACGAGGAGTACCTGGCGTTCCCGTACGTGCTGCACGATGACATGCTCGATTGCCTGGCCCGGATCGAGGATCCCAAGATGAAGATGAAGTCGCCCAACCCCAAACGCCCCGAGACGGTATCGGTGCCGCTGCTGGTGGCCGCGCAGCAGCGCCGCCGGGCGAAGGCGGATTACGATGAGCTTGCCCTGTAGGTACCGACACCTTGAGCCGACGACGGAGCAGGTCACCAGGGGCGCCTATCTGCAGTACCTGGCCTGGCACCAGCCCAGGAAGCTGAAGATCCCGCGCGACTGGGTTCCCCGCACGGTGCTGGATCGGCGGATAGCCTCTATCCTGGTTCACAGGAAGCCGGCAGGAGAGATCTGATGGAAGACAAAGCGATCGCTGAAAAGATCCGCAAGACCAACCAGGATCTGCAGGAGCTGGTGGAACAGGCTATCGAGAAAAACGGCATGACGATCGACATGAAGATCGTTGAGCGGCAGAACCAACCCGACCGCCTCAAGATCCGCATCGTCAAGGAGTACTGATGCCCGAAGACGCCATCGATTACATCGGATACATCGACGCGCCCACCGAAGAAGAGATCGAGGAGATGAAGCGGCGGGCGGAGGAGGAATTTTGGAACTCCGATCTCTACAATCCCTACCCCGGCGAAGACGATCTGCTGGGCAGTTTCGACAATCCCTTCACCACTGAAGACGAGGGCGAGACGTACAATCAGCCCTGGTCGACGGAATACGACTTCACGGATCCGGGCGGCCGGGATGCCTTCACCGAGCCGGTGGATCCCGGCCGCGACACCTTCTTCGGCACGGCCGACGATCCCACTGACGAGTACTTCGACACCTTCGGCGATACGGCCGTGAATCTGCCCGGCGACGATGCCGACATATACACCACCCCCGAGTACAAGCCCTCCTGGTTCAAGGAGCTGATGAACGATCTGGGCCTCTACAACATCGCTCATGACCTGGGCCTGTACGACCTGAACCTGGACGCCAAGTCTCTCTTTGCGGCGCTCAAGGGTGGTTTGGGAGGGCTGGAGATCGCGGGCCTGCCCGGTGCGCTGCTGGGCCTGGTCAGCGGCGGCATACTCAGCCAGATCGAGATGGATGACATCCTCGATATGTTCCGGGGCGCCGGCACGGACGGGGCCGACGCCGTCTCTCCACCCGATGCTCGGGGCGATGCCGACACCACCCCAAGTGCCACAGACGACGATCCCGGCGGGATCGTGTTCGGTCCCGGAAACGACATCACCGATCCGTGGGGCGTGGACAGCGCGCATCTCGGCGACCCGACCGGGACCTACTTCGGTTCCGGCATCCTGGGCGACATACCGGTGGGGGTCACCGATCCCACAGACGAGCAGCGCGGCTTCACCGGCGACCTGGCCGGAGGCCACGGACCACCCATGCCTGCTGCAGACGATGACACCGCCGCCGGAGCCGACCAGGCTGCCGCCGGCGCCGGCGCCATCGATCCTGTGGGCGATCTTTTTGCCGCCCCCGGCCGTGCGCTGCTGAGGGAGCGGCGCCGGGCCAAGCGCCGCACCGGACACATGGCCATGCGTACCAGCCGTCAACCCCTGGGCGCACCGGATCTGTTTAGACCATCACTGGAGATCGGCCCATGAAAGCGGACGCCTCATACCTCATCGCGCTAAACGAGTCCCTGCGATCGGACCGCAGCACCTGGCAGACCACCTGGCAGGAGATCATCGACTATGTGATGCCGGGCCGCGCACCCGTGGAGCGAGAGGAGACGCCCGGAGCGCGCCGGGCCACCACCACCCTCTATGACGACACCGCCCCAAAGGCCAACGCCCGCCTGGCGGCCGCCTTGAACAGCACCCTGACCAACCGCTCCACCAAGTGGTTCATCCTGGAGACCGACATCGAGGAGCTGAACAAGGACAGCACGATCAAGAAATGGCTGGAGGCGCTCACCAAGAAGATCCGCCGGGAGCTGGAAAATTCCAACTTCTACTCCCAGGTGCATGAGCTGTATCTGGACCTGGGGTCCATCGGATCCTCCCCGATGTACTGTGAGGAATACCGAGGCTCCGGCCGCAAGCTGTACTTTTCCACCCGCCACATCGCCGAGGTCTGCGCGATGGAGTCCGAGCA